TCTTGACTTTTTCAAACAAAGAAACAGGAAGAGTCCTATCAAGACACATCTTCAGGGCTACCAATTGATGGGGATGCTCATCATTAAGGGCTATCTCAATAACCTTCTGAGCCACCATCCCTCAGAAAAAGCTAAAATGAACTAATCCATTCCAAGGAGGACAAAATGGAAAAAAGAGGAAGAGGAAGACCCAAGGGGAGCGTCAAGATGACCATACAGAGGTTTGCTGACAATCCACCCCTTGTACTACCTAAGACAGACCATCAACGTCTCAAGGAGCTTAAAGAGCTGATGATTAGGAGTGGTGGTAAGGATGTGGCTCAGAAGGTTATTGAGATAGCCCTTAATGATGAGCATCCCCATCAATTGGTAGCCCTGAAGATGTGTCTTGATAGGACTCTTCCTGTTTCTTTGTTTGAAAAAGACAAGAGCCAGAGAAGTGCTGTAACCATCAATATCACTGGTTTGGGGCAAGAACCGATTATTGTTGATGAACAACCTGAAGATGTAGAGGCTAAATATGGCTGATCTGAACTTCTCTCTACTTCCTTGGCAACAAGAGGTATTTAAAGACCAAACAAGGTTCAAGGTTGTGGCTGCTGGGCGTAGGTGCGGTAAGTCTAGGATGGCGGCAGTTACCCTACTGATTGAAGGACTAAAGTGTCCACAAGGCTCTGCGGTTCTTTATGTGAGTCCTACTATGGGACAATCAAGACAGATTATCTGGGACTTGTTGCTAGACCTTGGAAGAGAGGTTATTCAGAGCAGTCACGTTAATAACCTAGACATTACCCTGATAAACGGAGCTAGGATATACGTTCGTGGTGCGGATAGACCTGATACGCTCCGTGGCGTTAGCTTGACCTATGCTGTTCTCGATGAGGTAGCCGACATTAAGCCAGAAGCATGGGAACAGGTCATTCGAGCAAGTTTGTCTGATAAACGGGGGAGAGCACTCTTTATTGGCACTCCAAAAGGGAGAAACTGGTTCTACGATACCTTCAAACTAGGCGAGTCAGAGGATGACCCTGATTGGAAGTCGTGGCACTTCACCACTGCTGATAACCCATTGATTGACCAAGCAGAGATAGATTCCGCTAAGAAAACCCTCAGTTCTTTCGCTTTTAAGCAAGAGTTTATGGCTTCGTTTACCAATGCGGGTTCAGACATCTTTAAGGAAGAGTGGATCAAATACGGGGTAAAGCCTGAACATGGAAGCTATTACATCGCTGTTGACCTTGCGGGGTTCGAGGAAGTTGCCAAACAAGCAGCCAACTCTAAGAAGCGTCTGGACGAGTCTGCTATCTCAATCGTTAAGGTGACAGACGATGGTAAGTGGTTTGTTGAGAAGATTGAACATGGACGTTGGGACATCCGAGAGACCGCTTCTAAGATACTGATTGCCATTCGGGACTACCGCCCTTTGAGTGTGGGGATAGAGAGGGGGGCGCTAAAGAACGCTGTTTTGCCCTATCTTTCGGACTTGATGCGAAAGAACAACACCTATGCTCACATCATAGATTTGACCCACGGGAATAGAAAAAAAGCGGATCGGATCATCTGGGCTTTACAAGGTAGGTTCGAGCATGGCAGAATTGTGTTAAATTCGGAAGAAGATTGGGATGAGTTTGTAGACCAGTTAATCCTGTTTCCTGCTCAAGGAGTCCATGATGACTTACCTGACTCCCTCAGTTACATTGACCAACTGGCTGTTACATCTTACATGGAAGAAGATGATAGCGAGGATTGGCAACCTGTAGATATTATTAGTGGGGTATAAGAATGGAATTCCAAGAACCTAGCGACTCAGACAAAGAGATAGTTAACTTTGTTGTCAACCATTGTGATAGATGGAGGGATTGGAGAGATGTCAATTGCCTTGATGATTGGCTAGAGTACGAGCGCATCTTCAATGGTGAGTGGGATGCCCAAGACAAGACTAGAGACTCTGAGCGTAGCCGTATCGTTACTCCCGCTACCCAACAAGCCGTAGAGACACGCCATGCCGAAATCATGGAGGCTATCTTTGGTCAGGGTGAGTTCTTTGACATTCAAGACGATATTCGTGATGTCAATGGTAGCCCCCTAGATGTTGCTGCCATCAAAGCACAACTGATGGAAGACTTCAAAGTCGATAAGATTCGCAAGTCTATTGACCAGATTGAGCTACTTGCTGAACTGTATGGTACGGGTATCGGTGAGATTGTTGTCAAAACAGAGAAAGTCTTTGTTCCCGCTACTCAGGCAATACCTGGTCAAATGGGACAAGCTGCTATCGGTGTCGTAGAAAAAGACCGAATTGCAGTCAAGATTGTTCCTGTTAACCCCCGTAACTTCTTGTTTGACCCTAATGGAACATCTGTTGATGACTGTATGGGTGTTGCTATCGAGAAGTATGTCTCTATCCACAAGATCGTTAAAGGTCAAGAAGAAGGCATTTACCGCAAAGTAAAAGTCGGTACTGACTCAATGGATACGGACTTAGAGCCTACCCAAGAAGTTACTCAGTACGAAGACGATAAAGTTAAACTTTTAACTTACTATGGTTTAGTTCCTAGAGAATATCTTGAGCAACTAGAAAATGAAGAAGATGGCGAAGTAGAAGACTTATTCCCTGAAGACAGTATTCAGGATGAGTATTCCGATCTGGTTGAGGCTATTGTCGTTATCGCCAATGATGGTGTTCTTCTGAAAGCAGAAAAGAACCCATACATGATGAAAGACCGCCCAATCCTTGCTTATCAGGACGATACAGTCCCTAATCGCTTGTTGGGTCGTGGTACTGTTGAGAAGGCTTACAACTCACAAAAGGCTATCGATGCCCAAGTTCGTTCACACTTAGATTCACTTGCTCTGACAACTAGCCCAATGATGGCTATGGATGCTACCCGCCTACCAAGGGGTGCTAAGTTTGAAGTAAAGCCAGGCAAGGCAATCCTGACAAACGGCAATCCCAATGAGATTTTGTTCCCATTCAAGTTCGGCAATACTGATGGTTCTAACCTGACAACTGCCAAAGAGTTTGAGCGTATGCTTTTGATGGCAACAGGTACTTTAGATTCACAAGGAATGGTTACTGCGGTCTCCAGAGATGCGGGTCAGGGCGGTATTTCGATGGCTACTGCCTCGATTATCAAGAAATACAAGCGTACATTGGTGAACTTCCAAGAGGATTTTATGATCCCCTTCATCACCAAAGCCGCTTACCGCTATATGCAGTTCGATCCTGAGCGTTATCCTACTGTGGACATGAAGTTCATACCTACGGCAGCACTCGGAATCATCGCTAGAGAGCATGAGCAACAGCAATTTATTGCTTTGTTGCAGACTCTTGGCCCTAATACACCTGTTTTGCCTATCATTTTGAAGGGCATCATGGCTAATTCTTCTCTGTCAAACAGATTTGAATTGATCGAGATGCTAGACAAGATGGCTACTGCTGATCCACAGGCTCAACAAGCGGCTCAGATGCAACAACAATTGGCTATGCAACTGGCTCAGGCGCAGATTGCTGTCCAAACTACACAAGCAGAGCAGAATAAGGCTGAAGCGCAAAAGTTATTGACTGAAGCGCAATTGATGCCTATTGAGTTGCAAGCTAAGAGCATGGCAGCTAACACTAAGAATCTTCCTACTGACGATGCTTTGGCTTCAAAAGAGTTTGATAAGCGTGTCAAAGTTGCTGAATTGATGCTTAAAGAAGCTGATATTCAGAACAAGGCTAAGATTGTTGAAAAACAGATGACTAGACAATGAATCCAGAACTTCAGAAGTACTACGAAGAGAGATTTTCCATGATGTCCACTCAAGGGTGGATAGATTTAATGGAAGATGTTGACAAAATGATAGAGCCTTTGAATAATATCTCAACAATTGCAGACGAAAAAAGTCTACAATTCAGAAAAGGCGAGTATTCAATACTAATTTGGCTGAAAAACTTGAAACAAGTCAGCGAAAGAGCATTTGAGGACTTAAATGAGAAGAATGTATGAATTTGCCTGTATAAACGGGCATAAGACAGAGAGATTTGTTGATTATGAGTCAACAAGTCTTGTGTGTGATTGTGGTGAGGAAACTCATCGCATTTTATCTGCGCCAGCTTTTAAGTTAGAAGGATGGTCTGGAGCGTTTCCATCAGCGCATGGGAAGTTCGAGAAAAGCCATACTGATAAGTTGAATTCTGAACGCAAAATCAACTCATAAGCAATTATGCCGAGTTGAATCTCCTACAACCGAACAACGGCAGGAAAAGGAAATAAGTATGTTGATTGATGATGACAAAGAAGAGTTGGGTGAGTTAGAGATCGAAGAGCAGAAGATCGAGCAAAAGCCTGAACTTCCTGATAAATACAGGGATAAAAGTTTAGACGAGATTGTGAGGATGCACCAAGAGGCTGAAAAGCTAATTGGAAAGCAAGCACAGGAAGTAGGCGAGGTCAGAAAGTTAGCCGATGAACTTATCAAACAGAACCTTGGTTCACGACAACAAACTAGACAGGAAGAGCCTGAAGTAGATTTCTTTGAGAATCCACAGAAGGCAGTTCAAAGGACAGTTGATAATCACCCTGACATCTTAGCGGCACGACAAGTAACGCTAGAGATTAAAAGGTCACAGATTCAGCAAAGGTTAGCGCAAGAACATCCCGACTTTGGAGACATCGCCAAAGATCAGGACTTTGCAAATTGGGTTAAATCTAGCCCTGTTCGCATTAGAATCTTTGAGCAAGCCGACTCTGGATATGATTATGACTCAGCCAATGAATTGCTATCTACCTATAAACAGCTACGTTCTGTTAAACAGAAGCAGTCTAGTGATGCAGGTGAGGCAACTCGCAAGCAGAACTTGAAAGCAGTAGGTGTAGATGTAGGTGGTTCTGGTGAATCATCAAAGAAGGTATACAGAAGGGCTGACCTTATTCGGCTCAAAATGCAAGACCCAAATCGATATGATGCTTTAAGTGATGAAATCATGCAAGCCTATCAAGAGGGTCGGGTTCGTTAAACTTTAGGAGATTTAATCATGGCATATCCAACACCAGCGGTAACAGTAACTACCGCAGCAACGTTCATTCCAGAAATCTGGTCTGATGAAATCGTAGCCGCTTACAAGAAGAATCTTGTTCTGGCTAACATCGTAATGAAGATGAACTTCAAAGGTAAGAAGGGTGATGTAGTACACATTCCCGCACCTACCCGTGGTTCAGCTACAGCAAAAGCCGCCTCTACTGCCGTCACTCTGATTGCAGATACTGAGACAGAAGTTTTGGTTAACATTAACCAGCACTTTGAATACTCACGTTTCATTGAGGACATCGTTGAAGCACAAGCCCTAAACAGCTTGCGCCAGTTCTACACTGCTGACGCTGGCTATGCGCTTGCCAAGCAAGTAGACACTAGCTTGATCCAATTGGGTCGTGCATTCAATGGTGCTACTGTCGGTACTAACGACTATG